TTTCTTTATCCACGAATAGGCCGTGCTTTCGATGGGAACTCTGAAGTTAAATGCAGGTGACTTCATTCACTCACCATCCGCCATCGATGGAGAGATAAACCGCACAGTCATAACAGAGTTTAGACATCTCTGGAGTGAGTGTATGAGTGACCTTATCACCACAACGCTCGCATTGTCCTGGTCTTCTCATATTATCTTCATCTCCCCATCTTCATCGGTGACGGTTTCACCCAAAAGTTTCCAGCATTCTTCAACACATCTCCAATTCTGTTCAATATCTGAAATCATCCCACAGATTATATTTTGATACTTCTCATAATCTCTGAAGATGAATGGTAGATCACCTTTAGCGTGCTCTAAGGAGAATACAACCTTAGAATAATGCCTATCCCAGCATATGCACTTCATGGCCTCATCTCTGCTAACTTGAGCAAACGCTCAAGGGTATTCGCTATGCGGTTTAATTCAAGGCATAGAGTGTATTCATGCCCCTCTTGTTCGATACATCTGCTCATGGTTTCTTCGTCCATGCCTATGCTAACCCCTTCGGCTATATGAGTATTGTAGTACATACACGGTTATTTTGAGCAGATACCCCCTATCACTTCATAGGCAAACCCCCTTTCGGCAAGTGTCGCCGGGGGCGTGAAGCCTGCTACGCCCGGGTTGGGCTAGGCAGCGACAATCCATCTCCCCACTGCGTGGTGCGAAGATAGTTTACCAGATGCGGAGCGCGGACCATGCTTTTTAGGCTTGGTCCGCATGCGATTACCATGGCGACAGCAAAGACAGGCAGTTTCTACCTCACCGAAACAGTACAGATCCCAGTGGCATCAGCTGCCGATACCAGAGTGCAAGGCGTCATCGACTTAGGAGCTTATGTGAATGTGCCTACAGGCCAAGCTGTCGCAGTGGAAGCGGTGGATTTCATTTATCAGCATAGTGATACTTTTTCACAAGCAGCTAACTTCTTCCTGCAACTTAACGGTTGTATATCTGCTCAGCTGAGTGACCTCAACCCCGGGACCGCGTTTGTTCGAGCTGATGATCAGAGCTTGATTGCATCCGGAGCGATGAACTTGGATACACTTAACTCAATTTCATCGAATGAGGTTGATCTCTACCCGGATAACTTTGGCCCGAGTAATTTATCTGAGGCTTTCCTAGTTGTGAATGATTCCCTTTATCTAGTCGGTGGGAATAACGGATCCGCTACGAGCCTCACCGATATTATTTACATAACTGTCCGAATAAAATGTAGAGTAGTTAAATTGTCAACTAAAGATTGGATGGCCATTGCGATCCAGAGTACGGCTAGCGACAACTGAGGCTTCTGAATGCCTCGATACTGTCCTCGGTGTGGCGAAACCCTTCACTCCGACGGGACGACCAAGGGCGAAACACGAAAGACTGCACGTAGAGCCTACGAAGATACCCCAGCCCCTGGTAAAAAGAAGCGCGGACCTTCAGCTTACAACAAGAAGTACGCAGCAGCTTACAAGCGCCTGAAGAAGAAACATCCACGCTCGAGCTTCGCCGCCCTGGCTAAGAAGGCACACAAGGCGGTGAAGAAGTCATGACATTAGAAGGTCCACGGGTATTGAGCAAGGTATTAACTGGGAGCACGGTCACTAACGATGGCAGTGCGTTAATAGCATCGGTCACTGGCCAATGGGATCAAGTTGTAGGTTCAGACAATGCCGCTGTGCAAAGAACTTACTTTGACCTCTCTGGTTATAATATGGATTTCTTAACTACCTTTGTCCAGGGCGTAGAGATCCAAGACCCCGGACCATTGGCCGGTACCGATAACGCCAATGAATTACTTGAAATTCTTTCTACTGAGTTTATTAGTGATGCTGAAATAGTTGCCTTCATCGCCGGCGTTGGATTCAATGGTCCCGGATATTCTCAGTCAACTATGAATATGGATCAAGTGGTTTACGGGCGCCGTCGCTCTTATACTCAAGACGGTGCCATAACTCCAATTATCCCTAACCTACATCACACTGCAATGTGGGGAACTGCTAACGCTCTGACTTCAGACAAGTTGCATATTACTAGAATACTCCTTACAACCACTATTGATTCCGTTACTTTCGTAAGTGATACTAATGTTGTGATGGGTGCCATCATCTCAAAAGAAAAAGAACTCCCCTTCTTGATGCGGCAAAAGAGATCATACGAATTAGCTACGGGGCCTTGAATGTTCTTTGGCACCAGATGGCAGCGGCTACAATCCTATGCTACTATAGGTGCCTGGCATAATGCAGCCATTCTTGATGATGACGAATTCACGCTTGGGGATATCCCTGAAACAGCGTACGCTGCTGGAATGCTAGGACTTATCTGGTCGCCACAGATCGCCCTGGCTATTGGTATGTCTGGGACGCCTCTGAATATACTCGAAGGTGCTGCACTGGTAGGACTCGGCGCTTCGTACGCAATTGGGGGTGGTGAGGGCGCCGGGCAGTATATCGATTACATTACCAACCCTGAAGACATTCACAAGAGCCCACAAAAGGTTGAGGCATTGGTGCAAGCAAATCGCATCGTTCAAGGAATTCTGTCCTTTGGTGTAAGTGAAGTTACCAGGGCGGGCGTCGATATCCTCGTGGAATACAAAAACGAGATATTCAAGAATCGTTGGTTGACTGGGCCCGCTCTACCTTTTTGATTCGAGCCAGCTTATCCTCCTCGGCTCGAAGGTTAGCTCTGAAGTCGGGACTGTCCTGGTTCTCAAGGATGGCGATTTGCACCTTCAGAGCGCGGACCCGATTCTGCTCAGTGGTGAGCATATCAAACAAAGCGCCGTGGGTTTCGATAAGGAGCCGCACTGCTCGACTCACGTTCACGCCAGCCTCTTCCTTTTTCTTTATCCACGAATAGGCCGTGCTTTCGATGGGAACTCTGAAGTTAAATGCAGGTGACTTCATTCACTCACCATCCGCCATCGATGGAGAGATAAACCGCACAGTCATAACAGAGTTTAGACAT